ACCATACGTAAGAATCCAGATAATGTTCTGTTTCCATAACGCTCTACTTCTTGTTCGTAGATTTCAGGTAAGTACTGTTGAGCAAAATCATTTGCTCCACCGTTAAATTGTAAATAGTTATTCGCAAGAATTTGTTGAGCTTGCGATGGGACTATTGACCCAAACTGAGGACTTAAAGCCATAATGTTTGTTTTTTAGTTAAATTTTTTTGTTTTAATCTTAAGTTTTGAAGAATCATAAGTGCTAACAGCTTTAACTTTGAAACCATTTACAAACGGATCTCCTTTAGTGGTTCTAGCACTATTAGAAACGTTTTTAGATTTGTTGACAACGTCGCGAACGGCATCAGCTTTTCCTTGTTCATAAAAATGATTTACAATAGCATCTGCATTGTTAGCCATATACATAGCCTTGTGATAACCCTTTGTGTCACTTAAATTACCTTTTTTGTCTGTAAACTTACTTACAAAATTATTAATGTTTGACTGGTCTTCGGCAACTTTGCCAGAATCTTGAACTCCATATCTAAATTTTTTACCACTAACATCGAAATCAAAACCTTTGAATTCGTCAGAAAAGTATTTACTAGTATTGGATTTAAAATCTGAATGTTGCTTTTTAGCATGCTTCTGATCTTCATTGAATCTGTTAAAAAAATCTGTTGCTTTCTTTTGTTCCTGAGTTACGCCTGGTCTCAACTTGATCTCGTCGTAGTATTTACTCTTGGTTTCATTTAGAAAGTTTTTAGCTTTTTCAACTTCTTCTTTAAACGCAATTTTTTTCTTACGTATATCTCTTTCCTCATCAAGCTCTTCATCGTAATCATAATCTTCTAATATAAGATCAACGTCTTCAGAGTCTAAATAAGGTTTTGTTTTTTTATAATATTCTTTTAATAAAGTATGTTCATCAACAGTTGAGTAATCAGCGTTTAATCTAACATAGTCTTCAACAGTTCCACCTGTATCCTCCATGAAAGAAACTAATTTTTCAACATTTTCAGGTAATTTTCTACCTAGTATTTTTTCGTCTCTAATAGCTTCTTGGGCCTCTTTAGTTACGTCAGCTACTTTTTCGTCTGTTATTTCTTGCAGCGCGTTAAATTCATCACCATCTTCAGTGCTGACTTCGTCTCGCTGTCCCACTTCTTGCAATCCCACTTCGGATTGTTCTGTGCGTAACACGCCGCTCTCTGTTTCTTGCTCTTGAATGGCATCTTTTTCTTGTTTTTCATTTGGAATTACTACTTTAGTAATATCCGAAGGTATATCTATTAAAGGTTCTTTGAAATTAACTTTTGTAATCTCTTGCTCTTTGTTACCTAATTGTTTTGGTTTTTTAGACTTATTTTTTAAGCTAAAATCACCTTCCTGCTTTGCAGGTTCATTTGTTTTTACTTCTGACATAATATAATATAATTAAATAATTAAAAATTTAGATTGAATCCATATCATCTAAGCTGTCTCCGCCAAAGCTGTCATCGTCTGCGGACTCAAAATTGCTAGGCAATAAATCGTTTTGTCGTTGATCAATCATCTCAGACTGCTGAGTACCAACCATTTGAACTCTTTTATCTTTACGATCTTCTATATCTGATTCTTTTTGTTGCTCTGCACCTATTTTAGCTTGTGCTAATTGCATTTGGTATTTAAACTCTTCAGCCATTAATTCTCTTTTTATTTGGGCTTCAGTTTGCATTCTTTGTATTTCAAATTGAGATTTAGCTTGTTCTATGCTAACTTTTTCTTGAGTGATAGCTTGTTGTTTTTGAACTTCGTTCATAGCTGCTTTCTCAGCAAGTTCAGCATTTGCATCAGATTGCGCTTTTATATTAGCTTTCTGTTGCTCTTGCTCTCTTTTTATTTTTTGAGTTTGTCTAAGCTTTATAAATTGATTAGCTAGTTTTATATTTCTAATCTCTCTAATATCTATCGCATCAGATAAAGCTATAGCGCCAGTTTGTAACGCCACTTGTATATTTTGTTCTAATAAAGCTTTCTCATGTTCTTCTGGTTCTAATTGTAGATAAATACCAAAGTCATGCAATTGTAGATTTATTAATTCTTCTAAAGTCTTTGTGTTAAATGTACTTATAGAATTATGTAAAGAATTATTAGTTAATGGGTTTTGAATTAGATCAGCTACTTTTAAACTTATATTTTCACAAGTTCTAATAGTAAGATACAATAAAGATTCAAGTAAATGTTTAGTAGCTATATTTGAAGCATTGACAGCCATTTGCTGTACACCAACTAAAGCATCTTTGTCTGGTTGACTACCGTCTCTAGCTTCATTTAAACCAGTTACATCACGTATCATTTGTAAGTAGTATTGATAAGTACCAATAAGACTTTGTATCTTAGCTTGCCCTGATGACGTAGATAATTCTTGAATAGGTATTTTACCTGCGTTTTGACCTCCGTCTTGCGTAAGTGATCTACCAACTATAGAACCTGTTTGGAAATACATATTTAAAGCCTCTGCAGGATTATAATTAGTTCCATTACCAAGATCAACTTCAGCTAAGCCATCCATATCTAAGAATACACCATCTGGCACTATTCTAGACATTACCTGTTGTAGTTTTAAATGTGTTAATTGAATCATGTCTGCAAAACCAGTTATTCTACTTACAATAGATTCTATTCTTCCCTTGTACATCCTAGGTGCAGATATACAATAATTCATTTCCACTTTAGTTGTATCGGCAAGTGGTCTAGTCATGTTCTCTGCTAGTTTCCATTCTAGCATTATATCATTACCAAGAACCTTAGCGCCTGTGTATAACACCTCTATAGTTCTAGAAACTCTTTCAAAATTATCGTTTTCAGGTGGATTAAATTGATCTGTTTTTTGTAAAGCTTTTTCAAGACCTTGATCTGTTTTCTTTATTTTAAAAACTTGATTCATATAAGTCTTGTACTCAAAGTACATTACTTGTACTGTGTTTTCGTCGTAATCACCCCAACCTGTTATGTATTGAGAATTACCTGGCATCTGTTGTATTCTAAGTAAATCGTCTTCAGATGTATTAGGAAATTGTTTTTTTAATTCTGGTATTGTTATAGCTTTTATTTCTCCAACATAATATATGTCTTCGAAATTAGGATCTTCAGAATAAGAATGAACCATGTAAGCTGGATCAACATACTCTACTCTTATACCTTCTGTCTTATCAAATCTAGTCTTTGAAGCAGCTATACCTATAATTGTTAAATCACTAGCAAGTCTCTTTTTATTTGATCATATTTATTAAAATCTAGAACATTAGTTATAACTTCTTCCTCTGCTATCTCTACATTTTCTTTATATGTCATTTGCATATGAAGATCTAATTCTTCTTTGCTTTCAGGTAACGCTTGTAAATCTCCTGTTTTTGAAAAATCTAAACCTAAGTTTTGCTGTAAGTTTAATAAAGCTTTCTTAGTATTCATATCTCTTTGAACGTCAGCTGCGTAATCAGTTCTTTGTTTTACAGAAAAAGGATCTTGCGCAAAAGCAGTAATATCATATGATTTATTAGACATGCCATTAACAACTATGTCAACAAATTTAGATATAACAGGAACTGGTTTCCAGTCTAAGTTAAGATAAGATAAATCACCATTTATAGATAATTCATTTTTATATTTTTGAATACTTTGTTCTCCTCTAGCATATAGTCTTAAATTATGAAAATTGCTATAACTTTGAGAATATCTGTTTCCATTTCTTCCACCTTGAAACCATTCTTGCTCAATAGCACGAGCAACTTGCCTTCCATAGTCTTCGCTTGATTTCTCTTCGTCGCTAACTACTTGGTTAGGAAATGAACTATAAGTATTAGTCTGTATTCTCATTTATTGTATCATTTTTGATGATGCTCCTTTGTTGTCGTATTTTCTTATACCCAAGTTTATACTTTTGTATTCTTTATTAGCATTTGGTATGTACCTGTTTTTATTACAAGCCATTAAAGCTAATCCAGAACTAATAGATGCATCATGTTTTGTTCTGTTATTAATATTAAACCTAGCCCAGTCTTCTAATGTTCTTTGGAAATACATATCACCGTAACCATCATTAGTTTTACCAACACTCGTGTTTATATAAGTTTCTATAGCAGCGGCATGCGCTTGCTTAATATCTTCGCTTGAGTTAGGTATACCACCTATATCTCTTTCTGTTACTGATAGCTTATTCCAAACCTTATCTGGCCTGTTCATTGAATAACCTCTGTAACCTCTTCTTTTAAAATGATATAATAATCTAGGTTTATTATTTTCACATAATATAGGCATGCTATAAAATATACAAGCCATTAAAACATCTTCAAAGAATATCTCTGCAGTTTGAGGTCTAGCTATATACTCTAAAAAGAAATGATTAGGAGGCACGTCCTCCATGCTAAACTTAGTTAAGCCATGTAAAGATCCATTAGATCCTCTACCGTCAACCGTACCTGATATATCATAACTATCACAACCAAAAGCACCAGTGTGTTCATTTGCTGGATATTTAACTCCATTCTTTACTATCACACGGTTTTGTAGATTAACAGGTGGAACCCAGGATATTTTAAATCTACCATCTTTATTTGGTACAAATATAACACTTGAATCTAATTTA